TATATTAAAATAAAATTTATTATTATTAAAATATTATAAAATGTCTATTCCGCAAGTTAATATTGATAAATTAAACTTAATAATCAAAAGTTTAGATACTAATTTAACTTTACATCCTTTAATTATTGTTCTTAGTATTTTAACTATTATATCATTGATTATTAATATTACTTATTTTTCGATATTATCATATAATTTATTAAAAAAGAAAAATAAACCGAAAAGAGGTAGTAGAACCGATTTATATCTTGAAAATGAGGAGTTATTATCACCAATACTAGATCCAACAAAAAATAAGTATTTACGATTATAAATTAAAATTTATTTAATTTGAATTCTAAATACGAGATGAATCAATTGAGTATGATTTTGATTCTAATAATATTTTTTATTGTGTGTAGTTGGATTATATTGCGTTGTATTCAAACAGAATATTATGTAAATGATTATTATGATTTACAACAAATAAGAGAACAAATAAGAGAACAACATCATAATCAAATAATTGAAATGCAAAATATGCAATTAAATTTAGAAGATACTAGTTATAAAACTGATCGGAGATTAATCAAATCATTACAAGAAAAATATAAAATTAAAATAAATTATAATGAATATTATGAAATTGAAAAATTTGAATCAAAAGATAATGAAAAAATTAATTGTATTATATGTTTAGAAAACTATAAATATAATGATTTTATTGCATTAATGAAATGTAATCATAGATATCATTATAAATGTATAAAAAAATGGTTAAATTATAATCCAAATTGTCCAATCTGTCGGAAAGATATAATTGAAGAACGACCAGAAGAAGTAATCATAAATATTAATTAAATATTTGTTAATAATATATACTCTATGACTTTTTATAAATTTTTAATAATAATTATATTTTTAATATATTTATATAATAGATTAAAACAAGGTCCATATATTTCTCAAAGTGGAAAATATTGGAAAGTAATAATACAAAAGAATAATTTTGATAAATCATCTTTAAATATAAATAAAGGTGATATAGTTGAATTTATAAATCATGATCAAATTAGACATACAATTAAAACAAATAATATGAATATTCAAAATAGCCCAATATTATTCCAAAATGATATATGGCAATATAAACATGAAATAAATAATGATGTTATATTTGAGTCATCATTATATAGTAATATGAATAAAATAATATTAAGAAATAAAGATAAAGATAAAGATAATAATAAAAATACATCAATAACAGAATTAAAAACAAATATAAAAGAAATAAAGGAAAAAATAAATGAGAAAAAAACAAATTTGATAAATAAATTAATGAATGTATTAAAATAATTATATTGAAATATTATATATTTTATAATGAAATTTAATTTAATATTTTTAATAAGTTTTTTATTTATAATTATCATTATTTTATTTATTTTAATGAAAAAGAATGAACAAAAAATTAAAGATCAGGAAGATAATAAAGAATTTATAAAATTAGATTATAGTTATTTATTATTAGTATTATCATTCGTATTTATATTAATTATACTTTTTTTCAAAATATTATTAAATGATATATTTATTCGATTTGTATATAAATATACAAAATTAGGATTATATTTAAGAAATATGAAAGATTTTTTAAGTTATGAAAAAATTGAATTAACTGAAAAAATAATAAATCAAGAAGGAGGAATAATGGGTAAATATTATAATAATGATTTGCCATTAAGTGATTGGAGTTTAAGTAGTATTGATTTTTAAATAAAATTTATAAATATTAATATTTTATATTATGGGAATAAAAAATATTAATCGATTATTGAAATCAAAATGTAATCAAGGAATATCAAATATATCAATGGAAAAATTAAGAAACACATATATTGGAATAGATACAAGTATTTATTTATATAAATATACATATATGGGGAATATGTTAGAGTGTTTTTTAAAACAAATATATCATTTATTAAGTTATGAAATTACACCAATTTTTTTTTTTGATGGGAAACCAACTGAAGAAAAAAAAAAATTAATAGAAAAAAGAGATAATGAATATAAGAAAAAATTAGAAAAAATTGAAGAGATGAAAAAAGAATTAGAACAATTAGAAAAGATTGAAGAACCATCCGATGATATAATATTACAAATACATTTAAAAGAAGAACAAATTAGAAAAAAGAATAAAAGTACAATAAGAATAAATAAAAATGAATTAGGAGAATTAAAAAAAATATTTAAAAATTTAGGAATATATTATTATGAATGTAATGGAGAAGCAGATATATATATGAAAAGTTTTTCAAAAAAAAAATTATTAGATTATGTTATTACTGAAGATTTGGATTTTTTAACACATGGATGTGAAAATATTTTATATAATTATAATTATACTTCAGAAAAATTAAAATTATATAATTTAAATCAAATTTTAAATGATTTAGAAATGAATTATAAATCATTTGTAGATTTTTGTATTATGTTAGGTTGTGATTATTCATGTAAAATACCAGGATTTGGTCCAAAAACTGGATTTAAATTAATAAAAGAATATAAAACTTATAATTCTTTAAAAGAAAAAAAACGAATTAAAATACCAGAAAATTTTAAATATGAGGAATCATTAAATATGTTTATTAATGGTCCAGAAATAATAAATGAAAAAAAATCATTAAAACTTCAAAAAAATAATATAAATAAAAAAGAATTAGAAAAAATGAATTTAAATATGAGAATAATAGAAAAAATTATATTAAAAATTCAAAAAAAGAAATATGAATTTAATATATTAGATTTTTTACATAATAAATAAAGAATATAAAAATTCCCATATATGATAAATGACATCTGATAACCAAATAATAGACATTCTGTCATTTTTATTATATAAAATATAAGTATTGACAGAAGATAAGATAAATATAGGTATATCAATTTCAAATTCAAACCAATTAAATTTAATTTTTGATTTTTTTTTAAATATATAATATGATAATATTTGACATAAAGATAATATAATTAATAAAAATAATAATGAAGTATCAGTATAAAAAATACTATATAAAACATAATTTATACAAATTGAAATTATTATACAATATTTCCAATTTAATTTACTATTTTTAATTATACTAATAAAATTATCATTAAAACGATGTAAATGTAAAATAAAAGCAAAATAAGAAGTAATAAATTCAATAGTATTATCAGTATTAAAAATTCTAAATAAAGTGAAAGATAAAGTATAAATTTCCAAAGGTAATAAAGCTAAAGGAGAAGTCATAATATATAATTATAAAATTTATTAAAAATAAAAAAATAAAGATAAGTAATAAATGGTAAAAATAAAACCCAAATGTTCAATCTGTTTAGAAGAAATTAAATTATCTGATAAAATTCATTTAGATTGTTGTCATCAAGATTTTCATTTAAAATGTTTATGGAAATGGCAGATAATTAAAGATAATTGTCCATTATGTAGACATACAGAAAAAAGTAAATATAAATCAATTAATAATTTATTTTTAGGTATAAAATTAATTTTTGAATTAAAATAAAATATATCAAATATATATAATGAATATAGACGAATATAAAAATACAAAGATTAAAGAATTATCTGAAAAAGATTATAAAATCGATAAAAAAGTAATAATAATGAATAATAAAAAAACAGGACTAGTAGTATTTTATAATTATTGGTGTGGTTATTGTCAAATGGTAAAACCAGAATTTATAAAACTTACAAAAAATAAAAAATATAATTTTTATGCAGTGCATGGAGAAAATCCATTAAATAGAAAAATTTTCGAACATTTTTTAATCCAAGGAGTGCCGCAAATTAGATATATTTATAAAAATGGAAAAATTGGTGATATTTATAATGGTGAAAGAAATGCCCAGAGTATGTTACAAGCATTAAATAGAAAATATCAAAAGGGAGGTTATATTGGTGGAGGATTAAAAAGACGCGAAGAATTAAAAAAATTAACAAAACCAGTATTATTAAAAAGAATAAGAAAATATGAAAAAAAAGAAAATAAAAAAGCAAAAATTAATATGAGTCATAAAAAACAAGTAATGATAAATTATATTGATAAAAATGTTAAAGAAAAAAGAGTTCATTTTAATTTAGATAAAAATGAAAAAAAAAATATCGGAGAAAGAACATCAATCGAAAGAGAAAATCGGAAAAAACAACTTAGAAAAATAAATACAAATAAAAAAAAGAATAGATCAAATGCAAAAGCATTATATAAAGAAATACCGAAAAAAGATAAATATATTGAAATAAAAAAACATAATAAAAATAAAAAAAACAAATTAAAAAAGAAAGAACCAATGAAATTTATAAAAATGACAGGAAAAAAAAAAAAATTATATAAAGATTCCCAAGAAAAAATCGAATATAAAATAAAAAATAGAAAAAAGAAAATCCAAGTTGATATTATTCATAAACAAGGAGATGAAAAAATTAAAATACATCAAAGTTATCCAAAAAATGATAATAGTTTGGCAACAGAATATAAAGTAAAAAAAGATTTATTAGAATATGTCAGAAATACAATTGATAATAATTAAATAACTAATTAAATAAATAATAATATAATATATTATTATATATTATTATGGCTTTTACATTTTCAAATGGAATAGAAATTTTCTCTGAAGATAATAATATTGGTTTAAATGTTACACAACCTCGAAGAACTATGGATATAAAAGGTGATTTGGGAATTACCGGAAATATTTATATTGGCACCACAAGCTTTATAAATAATAGTGCTAAAATAGGAATTAATACTACCGGGCCATCAACATCTCTTCATATAAATGCAACAGATGCCATTGTAATACCAGTGGGTACAAATGCACAAAGAGTTGATGTAACTGGTGCAGTTCGTTATAATACTGATAATTCGACATTTGAAGGTTATAGTGGAACATGGGGATCATTGGGGGGCATTATTGATGTTGACCAAGATACTTATATATCAGCAGAAACATCAGCTGGAACAGATAATGATCAATTAAAATTTTATACAGCTGGTTCAGAAAGATTAATGATAGATATTGGTGGCGATACTATAGTTCATGGTAATTTAGTAGTAGGATCAACATCAGCAGTTAATGGAAAAATTGAAATAGTAGGTAATATCGGATCAAAAAGTATAACAACAAATTCATATCTTAAATCAACAACTAGTGGAACATTTATTGGTATATCTGGTGCATCAATTAATAATTCATATTCTTTATATGCAGATGGTAAAATAGCAGCATTAGAATTTAATGCAATATCAGATATCAGAGTAAAAGAAATTAAAAACGAAAGAAATATAAATGATGATTTAAATATAATAAAAGATATAAAAACTTATAATTATGAATTTCTTGATAAATTAGAACATCAAGATACTAAAAAGATTGGTTTTATAGCTCAAGAAATAGAAAAAATAAATCAAGATTTTGTAAATAAATCAAAAAGATTTATACCAAATATTTATAAAATATTTCATTTTGTTGCTGAAGATGAAATAGAAATATATAATGATACTGATATAAATATTAATGATATTTTAAAAATAGAAGTAAAACACTCTATTACCAATAGTTATGAATCTTTTATAGTCAAAGTAATTGATAAACAAGAAAATAAGATAAAAATTTATGGAAAAGAATATGATCTAAATACAAGGATATTTGATGAAAATGTATTTATTTATGGAAAATTTGTTAATGATTTTTTAACTATTGATATTAATCAAATTTTATCTGTGAATACAAATTGTATAAAGTATTTAATTAATAAGATAGAAAGTTATGATAAAGATATATCTCAAATAAAAAAAAAATTAGATATTTCATAATTTAATATTCAAATATATTATATCTGTATCCATTATTTTAATGAAAATAATTTAATATTAATAAAATAAAATTTATTAATATTAAATATAAATATAGAATCAATGGATATTAAAAAACTATATTATGAATTTATTGATTATAATTTAATTCATAATATTAATGATTTAATAGAAATATTAGAACATTATCCATATTATTATATAATAGATCAACATCCTGATATAGATTTATTAAAAATCAGAAAATCTACAAGAACAGATTTATATGAATCATTACAAGAAGAACATAAAAAATATAAAAAAATATTAACAAATATGGTAATAAATAAATATAATCATATGGATTTTTATTATTTTGGAAAAGAAAAAAAAGAAATCAATAAAAAAGAATTATATAATATTCTCAATAGAGATATAAAATTAAAAAAATTCTCATTTTATAAATATAATGATAATATAGAATATCATTTATGTTATATAAATAATAAATGGAGTATAACAACAAATAATCAATTAGATATTTATTCAATACAAAATAAATCTTTATTTGAAACTTATACATTATATGAATTATTCTATAAAGCATTAAGTGCGCACCAAATAGATTTAAATCATATAAATAAGAATTATAATTATATAATGACATTAAATACACCAGAATCATTTTTAACAATACAAGAAAGTTCTCATATATATTTTCAAATAATTGCGATAATTGATAAAAATACAAATAAAGAGATAGAAATTACTAAAAAAATATTAAGAAAATTAAAATTATTAACATTAAATGTACCATTGAAAATTTTTTTCGAAGATATATTTCATTTTAAAAAAGATATTGCACTTAGTCATAATAATCAAAGATTAATAATAAAAAATAATGAAACAGAAGAAAAATATATTTATAATTATCATAAATTTAATATAAAATATATTATATTAAAAAAATTTAATAACGATCCAATTAGATATATCAAAGATTTATTATATTATAATGAAATAAATATATTACTGAATTTTTTTCCAATATATACATATTTCGTAAATAATTTTATAAAATTAATAAATGATAAAATAGAATATTTAATGAAAAAATATATTGATATTTATATTAAAAAAGATTTTTCTGGAGAATATTTACCATATGACCAAGAATTATTATTGAAAATACATATAATTTATAGAAGAACTAGACGAAAAATAAAAAAAGATGATATACGTTTTTTATTATTAAAATTAGATACAAAAAAAACAAATAATATTTTTAATATAAATTATAAATTGTCAGAATAAGTTTTATTTTTTACAAAATATACAATGATTAATATTTTTTTTAAATGAAAAATCTTTACAATTAATACAAATAATTTTTTTACATTTTAAACAATTAAATATTTTTTTTTTTTTATTACAAAAATAACAAGCAAAATGCATAATAATATATTATTTAATAATATATTATTATTAACTTATTTAACTATCTATTTGTAAAGATCATCTTAACCAAAAGTATTTTCGCTAGAATAAATAATATAAAGAAACCCATCTTCATCTTCATAATCTTGATATATTTTACTTAATAATTGAGAAGATGATGGTATTGTATTATTAATAAATAAAAATAAAGCTTTTTCTGGGTTTAATTTAATTCTTTTTCTAATAACATATAAAAATTGACCAACTGTTAAATCCATTGGAACTAAATATTTATTTTTATCTATATCAGGAATATCAGAATTATTATTTTTTTCACAAATAATTGGAACTCTTTTTGGATATTTTAATTTAATACGAGTAGATTCTGATTTTCTTTTTGTTAAATCATAATTATTACGAAATTTCGATTGATTTTTATTTTTTTTTATTATATTTTTAAACGACATTTGATATATAATATATATATATAATTTTATTTTCCAGTTGAACCATAACCTCCTTTCCTATTTAACTCTGGATTTGTAAATTCTTTAACCACTTCTAATAATTTAAAAGGTGTTAAATCTGGTGTAACTAATTGAAATAATCTTGTACCTTTTAATACATTATAATCTGTATTTTTAATATTATCAACATAAGCAGAAATATTATTTTGATAATATGCATCAATTAAACCAATACTATTTGCTAATCGTAATGGTGTTTTAATGATAGAACTTCTTGGTAATAATAAATAAGAAACATTATAAGGTTCACTTTTATTACCATCTTCTTTTACATCAACACATAATAATTCACAAGAAATACCAAAATTAATTTTTGCTGATTCACCTTGTTTAATTTGAATATTTTCTGTACAAAATAAATCAATTCCCGAATCACCTATATTATAATGAGTATGATTTTTATACATATTTTCAATTTCTTGTGTATTTCCAATAACTCTTAAAGTATATTCTTTCTTCATTTTATATTTTTTTAGTTATTTCAATTTTAAAAAAAATCATGAATACATTCGTAAAACAATTGGATTAATTTTATATCCAGTATCTTTTAATAATTTATCGACCATCTTATTATTCATTATTAATTTATTATTGATAATTTTAAAATCTTTAATATAATAAGATAATTTATCTTGATTATAATATCTTAATACATTAATTTTTCTCATTATAATTTCTATTACTCTTTTTAAATTTCTTACACCTTTTTCATTATTTAATTTATTAATGATATATCTCAAATTATTATCTGAAAATTCAACTTTAAAGTCATAATTATTTAATTCTCTTGGTATTAAATAATTTTTAGCAATTTGTAATTTATCTTTATTATTAAAACCATCGACTTTGATAACTTCTAATCTATCTTTTAAAATTGGATCAACATTTTTAATATCATTTAATGAAAAAATAAATATACATTTGGATAAATCTAATTTAATATTCCCTCCAAAATAATAATCTTCGATTTCATGATTTTGAGAAAAATCTGTTATTTCTATTAATTTATTAAATACACTTAATGATCTTTTTACATCAACTTTATCTAATTCATCTAAAAAAATTATTGGATTCATACAACCAGTTTCCATTAACATTCGTGAAAATCTCCCACATGTTGCTCCTTCATATGTAAATGAAAACCCAGATAAATAATTCTCATCTGATATCCCTGCTAATGAAAATGAACAAAATGGTCTATTTAATGCTTTTGATAATCCATCTCGGATTAATGATGTTTTGCCTACCCCAGGTGGTCCTTCAATTGCAATACAATGTCCCTTTTCAGAATTAGTCATTAACCATTTAGTAGTAATTTCCATTAATGTTTCTTTAACTTTTTTTTGACCAAAAATTGCTTTATCTAAATTATTTTTAAAATTTGATAAAAAAATACCCAAATCTTCAATTTTTGGTTTATCACAATATTTACCAAATGGTATTTTCATTACATTATTAACCCAATCTCTTGTTTTATTATCATCGTGGCTATGCATACTATTATTTAATGATTCTAATTTTTCAAAAATTTCAAATTTTACTTCGATTGGTAAATCTAATTTAAGAATTTTTAAATTATCTGGCAATAATGTTTTTGCATAATCTTGGATTTTTTTATATTCATTTTTTAATTTATCTTTTTCTTCATTCTTTAATTCGGTTTTATTAATTTGTTTGCACATTTCATCATAATTATGCTTCTCGAAAGTATCTTCTTCTATACTTTTATTATCAATACTTTTAATAGATTTCCCTTCTACTCCTAAAAAAAAATTTAAAAAATCTTTATTTTTTTCCATTTTTTTTGAAAATTTTTCTACCATTTCATCTTGAATATCTATGATAATTTCTTCTGGTGTAAGATCATAATCTTCGTCTTCTTCACTTTCATCTTCTTCACTTTCATCTTCTTCACTTTCTATATTCATATCTTCTAATTTTTCATAATCTGTTTCTTGAAATCTATCTAATGGTAATATTCCAAATGTATGATTTAATAAATTTTGTAATTTTCTTATTTGTTTTTCATTTATTCGTTTTTTATTATAATTCATGAAATCGAATTCTTCATTTCTATATATATTTTGAAAATATTCATATTCTTCTTTATCTTCTAATGATAATACTAAACTTAAATAAATATCATTCATTTTTTCTGCAAAATCTTTAAATGATCCATCTTTTTTATCAAATCTTCTTTTCTTATTTTGATGAATCTGTCCTTCTACTAAATCTATTAGTAATCTTTTTTTATTGGATTTATTTTGTTGATTATCTTTATTATTTGTATCACTCATTATATATTTTTATAATTTATTTTTTTATATCATTCAATTTTAAAATCCATAATATCATAAATTAATAGTTTTAATAGTATTTATATAATGTAATTAAAATTGAATTTAATTAACTTTAATAAAATGGAAATTCGTGATAGTATTAAAAAAAAATTTTCTGATATTTTAAATGATCAAGATTTATCTTTGAAAATTGAAATGAATATTTTCGATTTTATTACTGATTATTCTAATCAAAACGATATTATTATTGATTTTGATAATAATATATTTAAATTATTATATATTGCTAAATCCCGTCAAATTTATCATAATTTAGATGAATCTTCTTACATTAAAAATTTAAAAATAAAAAATTTAATTAAAAAAAAAAAAATTATTTTAGAAAAAATTTGTAAATATGAACATAAAGAATTAAAACCTCTAAAATGGAAAAAATTCAATAAAGATATTGAAATTTTAAATAGTGAAATTTCTGATTTTAATACAGAATTAAATACTACCGATCAATTTAAATGTCCTAAATGTAAGAAAAATAAATGTGTTTATTATCAATTACAAACTCGTTCTGCTGATGAAGCCATTACTAGTTTTATTACTTGTATTTATGATGGTTGTGGTTTTACTTGGAAAGAAAATTAAATTAAGAATAAATTGGTATAAACTATAAATGGGTAATTATTTTTATAAAAAAAATCAAGTAGATGATTTTCAAATCCATCCTCAAATTATTAAAAGAATGAATAATGAATTTAATAATTTTATAAAATATGGTAAAAGAATAAATTTTTCTCAAAATTTATTAGATAATTGGCATCAAGAAGAACTTTTTTAAAAAAAAATTATTTATTTATAATAAACGAAAAATTTTAGCATAAAATTTTGTATTAGAATCAGTATTATTACTCATAAAACCAATACCGCTTATATTTGAATTAATTGTTGCTAATGATGTCAAAGATGATGAAATTTTATTATTTTGTACAGAAGAACCATCTAAAGAAGAACATTTTGATTCTCCAATTATTGAAGTATCATATGGTCTAGAAGATGTTCCGATCCACATATTTAATATTGAAGTAAATACTCTTGTTCCACTTGTTGATCCTTCACTCCATATTAATTCGCCATATGTATTTCTACTAGAAGAAATAATATTACTACCAGTATATGATATTATTTCATTATGATAAGAATTAGTATCATTAACTTCACCATTAGTATCAATTATTCTCCAACTTATATTTGGTTGATTTCCATCACCAACCATTTCGCCCCTAATATGTATTTTATAGTGTTGTAATTCATTTTCCATTGATGTTATTGTATCAAAATTAAATTGATTTGTTGTATAATTTGATGTTGATAATTCAGTTGTTGATATTGAATCAACAAAAATATATCCATTTGCCCCAATAATATCACATTTAGATGATTTTATATTTCCAGTTACATCTAAAGTATCATATAATGAAGTTGCTCCTGAAATTACTATTGAACCTTGTATATTACTATTACCGGTTACATTTAAAGATGCACAAGTTATATCCGAAGTCATATTTATATTTGAACCATATAAATCATTGATTTGTAAATCTGCATTAGCATAACCAGTTCCAGATTTATTTATAACTGTTGTTGGTTCTTCTTGTAAAGAAGTAAATAAAATATATTTTCCATCAGTTGCGTCTCTTATTAATCCAGTATATTTTGTTACAGTATCAATATATTGAGTATAAAAACCAGAATCAATAACATCACTAGTATTATTTGATGCTAATTGAATTAAACCATCTTCAACTTGAATAGTTTCAGTATCGAATGTAATAGAATTACCATATACATTTAAATCACCTTCAACATCTAAGTTTCCTTGAATTCTTGTTGTATTATTTATATTTAATTTTTCATTTAATTTTGTTATTTCGAGATCTTCAACATTTATTTGTTTTATATATATATTATTAAATTTTTTAGTATTTGAACCAATATCATATATATCAGTAGTTATTGGTAAAAAATTTCCTGATAATCCAATACTTCCATTAACTTCTAGTTTATTTGTTGGATTTGTTATACCAATACCTATATTTATCCCATTAGCTGAATAAATATTCCCAGTAGATGATTCAGTCCATAAATTATCAGTTACTTCACTAGAATTAGCAGTAATACCCTTAAGTATTAAATTACCTTGAACAAAACAATTTTCTTTAATATTGGCTGCACCATTAACTTCTAATTTATAATTAGGATTTGTAATACCAATACCAATATTACCATTATCATTTATTGTTAAATATTCATCATTATTTTTTATAATATGAAAATTAAAATTATCATCTGTTTTATCTTGTAATCCCCCACTCAATTTCCATTGATCTCCATCATTTGTTATTCCTAAACTCATTTCAGCATAAGGATTCCCGGATACATTAGTATTAGTTATTTCAAATTTTGGTTCTGTACTTTTTATTTGTAATGTAGCTTGATTTGTCACGCCACTAATTGCTATAACATCGACATCATTATTATGAATAATTAATTTATTATTATCATTATTTTCTAAATAAATCGAATTACTGGTTGTTCCAAATTTTATTCTTGGTTTTCGAAAAGACATTATAAATAAAATAAATATATAATAATCTTAGAAAATAAAAATTAATATATTTTTTAATCAAATATTATAAACCCATCATCTTCGTATTCATCATCAGTAAAATTTTCATCTGAATCTTCAGAATCAATATCATCAAATCCTCCAAATATCATATCATAAAAATCTTTGAAATCTTCTTCATCTAAATCAATATATTCATTATCATCATTTGATGAGAAAAATATTAATTCATTATAATATAATTTATTTTCAATTGGTTCGGGTAATTCTAATTTATTTATTTCTTTTTCTTTTCCATTTATATATCCATACATTTCTATTTTTTCAGCTTCGAAATCCCACATATATAATTTTTTTAAATCTGTTTGGTTTCTATTATTTTGTAATAATTCATGAATATTTTTGATTGTTACTTCTTGATCTAATTCTTCACTAATTACATTTTGTGATTTTGATATTATAATAAATTTTGTCATTTTATAAATATATAAAATACTAATATTAAATATTTATTTTATTTTAACCAATTTATATAACAATTTTTACAAATTATATTTCTATGATATGAATTATTTATATAATGAATTTCATATTTATTTTCTTTAATTTTTTTACATTTTTTACATTTAATTTTAATTGAAGGTAATGTTTTATCATTTAATTTAATTTTATTTTTTTCTATATCATTACTTATACTATTTTTTTTTTTATAAGTTTTTGAAAAAATTTTATAATTTTGACAATCTTTTTGAAAATTACAACATTGACAATAATAAATGATTTTTTTATTATTATCTTTTATAATTTCTTTTTTAAACAAATAACTTCCACAATCACAAAATTCCATCTTTTATTATATTAACATTTTCAATTTTAAATATATTATTAATATATATATTATAAATATGAATAATAAAAAAATTGCTCATACATATTGTTTGCCATATTATATTGATAAAAAAAATGAATTATTTATTTTAATGGGTTTGAAAAAAAAATATAATCTTAATCAAGGTTATATTCATTCTAATCCAGGACAATTAGTTTTTATTGGTGGTCATTTGAAAAAGAATACTTCTTTTCCTAAAAATGTCCAAATGGAATTTCATGAAGAAACTGGTCATATTTTAGATCCAAAAAGAATTTTCCTTGATAAAGATAATTACAAAAAATATTATATTACTGCTTATTATAAATGTAATTATACTGAATTTGGAAAATTCGATAAATTAATTAATAATAATGAAAAATTTAAAGAAATGGATAAACTTTGTTGGATTTCTTTTAATAAATCTATAAATATTATGATTAAATATAATAAAAATATTATTCAAAATATTCCTAAATTTAGTTTAGAGTATACAAATGAATTTAAAAAAAGAAAATGGTTTTTAAGTATCGAAATCAATGAATTAATTTGGGCTATTCGGAATAAACATAATTTAAATAAAAAAATAAAAAATCAAATAATTGTTGAAAATTATATTCATAATAATTTAAAAAATAAAAAATTTTTCGATAAAGTGAAAAAAATCATTGAAAAATATATTTATAAAATAAGTAAATATGATTGGTTTGAAGAATCTTTATATAAATTTAAATATTTTCAATATAATCAAAATAATAAAAAAAAATCTAAATCTCCTCCTAAAAAAAAAATATCAGAAAATAAAAAAAAATATATTCCTCCTCATTTACGATAATTTTAAATTTCCATAATAATTATTGATTTTTATAAATTTTTTTTTAACTTCGACTAAATCTAATAATCCTGATATTTTTGATATTCCGTCCATTGCTTCTTTTGGCCTTTGGAAATCTATTATTAAAATAAATCGATCTGTTTCTGATTCATTAAAACCAGTATGATTTATTGAATCGTCAAATATAATATATTTTTTTTCATCATGATATACTTTTTCTTCATTTACAATTAAACCAGATTTTTCACTTTCAACTATTATTGGCAAATGACTTCTTAATATATGATTTGATATTGATGCCCAACCTTGATGAACTTTCAATTTTACATTTTTACCCATTCTACTTATTACTGCACTCCTAACATTTTTCAAAGATTTTACAAAATTATATATTTTTGGTATAAATCTTTCACAATTTTTTATCCACATTATATTTCCCGGTTTATTTGGTGGTAAACACACACATATTGGTATTATTCTCCATTTCATATTTTTAGGTTCTAATATTAAATCTTGATAATATTCCCAATTAATCCAAAACATATTTATATTTTCTATTGTTTTAATTTCATATTGATATATTTCAATATTTTTTGCGAATTTCAATAAATTATTTCCTATATTTTTTTGATTATAAAATCTTTTTTGATTATCCATTTGTTTTTTATTTCTTTCTTCAATTTCTTTTCTCTTATCATCTATTATTTTTTGTATTTTTTCTATTTCTTTTTCCATTTAATAATAATTATTATTTTATTATTAAATTAATTAAATTAATCTTCGTCTGAAAATAAACATTGGTCTTCTCCCGATGAAAATAAACATTCTTCTATTATTTCATCTTGTTCTTCTTCATCTGATGATATTAAAGGTAAATTTTTATATAATTCTGTATCTGGCAATTCAATTTTTAATTCACTAAAATCTTCTGTATTTCCATCTCCATCTAAATCTTCTCTTCGTAATAAAATTTCTTCCCATACTTCATATAAATTATTTTCTACATCTTTTTTTATCCACCAATCATCATCCCTTTTCACTCTTACTACTGAACTAAATTCCAATTTCCAATATACTTCATTTATATATGTATTTAATTCTGTTGATTTTTTATCTAACCATTCTATTTGTTTATCTGTTGTTAAATTCATAGGTGGATAAAAATATTTTGATTTCCATTCATCATTTTTATATTCTCTTATTTCTCCAATAATCCCTTTTTCTAAACCATAATAATTTCTTCTATCTTTTGGAACTTTAATATGATCAATATCAAATGTTTTTGGTATAATATCTAAATATTCAAAATCATCTATTTCAAATTCATCATTTCTATATTCTTCTTCGCATAAATATTCAGTTATTTTACATTCTAAAAAATCACAAACATCTAATTGACATACTTGTAATTGTGTTTGCATTTGTACCCAATAATGATCTGGTACTACTCCAGTTATTTCTCTTCTTGATGGACATTTGATTTCTAACATTATACCAGTTGTTGATATTCCATCTGGAGATGCCCCTAATATATCAATTTTTGGATGTTGAATTAAACCAAATTCATCAACTTTCATATTATATCTAGATTCATATATTTGATTTGCTATTTCTTCATATTTTTGTCCATGAAATGTATATTTATTTCCCTTAAATGGTTTACCTAAACCACATTTTTTTCTTATTATTTGATTTCTACTATTATATTTTGAATATCCTAATACTGCCCCTATATCTGATGCGGTTAACATATTTTTTCTTATATCAAACCATTCTTTTGATAATTGTTCTGGTTGATTTAATTTTTTTAAAAATTGAACTTTTTCTTTTAAAATTTTTTCTTTCATTTCTTTTAATCTTTTTAAACTATTAACGTTTTGTTCTATTAATTTATTTATTCCTTGAATTTTTGTATCATAAAAATCATAATGTTCTTGAACTTTTTTTTTATTTTTTTTTTTTAAAAGATTTTCTTTCATTTCTGTAAATTTTTTAAAAAATAATATATAATTAATTTCATCATCTTGATTTTCTATATTATATTTGTTATAAAAATCAATTATATTTTCATATGTTAATTCTTCCATTTTATATTATTATTATTATTATTTTAATAAATTTTATTAATTATTCTATTATCTTTATTTGATAAAATAATTCAAAATAATTTATTATATTTTACTAAAAGACCCATATATTCATCGAAATTTTTTCCATTAAAACTTACTAATTTTCTATAAAATAAATTTTCATCATCATTTTCTTGAATTAAAATTTGAAATTCTGTTAATTCATTAATGAAATCTTTCATTAATTCATCATCTCCCTTTCCAGATTTCCCATTTGTATATTTAACATATTTTCCATAAATTTTTTTTTTTACTATAGAAATAACCAATTGTCTAGTAGTAGCTTCTTTTACCATTTTGTGATATATATATCTAAAAGTAAATATTTAATACATTTAATTATTTATTTCATTTTCTTTTTCAGTTTCACTAGCTGTTGTAGTATCATATTTTGAAATATCATCACTTTGAATATTAATTACAATATAATCATCTACGATATTTGTTTTTTTAATATCTCTTTTTTTTAATAAATATCTTGCAAATCTATAAAAATAATAAGCATATGTATAATTATCATAACAACGAGCAAGAAAGAAGAGTACATATATATAGTTAAATAAATTCATTTTAAAAATATAATATATATAATATATATTTAATGGAGAAAAAAAAAAAAATCAAAGTTAAAAAATATTAATTTAGATCGTCAATTCTTTAATATAAATACTAAAGGTTCATTTAATGATAATAAAATGATATATAATAAAAAAAATAATCCCCATTATTTAGATAGAAATCAATTTTCAGAAAATATTCTTCAAATTAAAAAAAAAGATGATAAAATAAATAATATGAGATTTGCTGAATATCAAACTATTAATAAAGATATGCAAAATACTGATAGAATTAATTCTTTTTTAATTAATAAAGAGAAACAACAAAATAATTCTCCATTTGATAGATTAATTACAAATAAAACTACAGAAAATATCAATTTAATACCCGAAGATACAAGTAATAGAAATCATTTATTTTTTAAAAATAAAAATAATAAAAAAATAAATTTAGAAAAATTTAATCCAAATATCGATTATTCAAAATTTTAAGTTGTAAATTTAGTATTAACGTTCATAGAAGCAATTTCCATAAATAATAATTTCGTTGCATATGGTAAATTGATTTTTGAAAAATCATTTTTGTTATCACATTTTAAACAATTATAAATATCATTGTTTACATTGGCAATAATTCCGCATTTATTACAAATATGAACTTGGAATTTATCAGAACATTCAAAAGTTTTTTCTTTTAAGAAATATGAAGCTCCATGAGATAAAATACAATCAGTTTCCATTTCTCCTAATCTTAAACCACCATCGCGAGATCTTCCTTCGGCAGGTTGCCGAGTTAAGATTTGAATTGGTCCTCTAGCCCGAGCATGTATTTTATCTTTAACCATGTGTTTTAATCTTTGATAAAAAGTAGGGCCAATAAATATTTTCGATTTAATTTTTTCACCACTTTCACCATTATATAAAGTTTCATAACCTTTATGTTCAAAACCCAAATTATCTAATTCATTACATAAATTATCAATATTAACTTTCTCAAAAGGAGTCCCATCAAAAAATTTTCCTTTCATAGAACCAATTTTCCCCATAATACATTCAATTAATTGAGCAATAGTCATTCTACTAGGAATAGCATGAGGATTAATAATTACATCAGGACAAATACCATCTTCGGTAAAAGGCATATCTTCTTCTGGTAAAATTAAACCAATTGTCCCCTTCTGACCATGTCTGCTACTATTACCAGTCCAAGTAGGTTTCCCATTTCTTCTAGTATAAAAAATATGATTTTTAACTTCTAAACAATAAACATAATCATTGTAATCTATATACTTTTCTTCTTGAATATTTTGAGTTTTATGATGACCATGATTGACAGAAGGTTCATTTTTTAATCTATTAATACCAACTCTATAAGCAACACCAATACTTTTTATTTGTCTTCCTCTAATAATACAATTTTTATCATTTTGTTCTCTAATATAAATATTAGCAGACCAACCACATAATAAAACTAAATGTTGAACAGAGTTTGCTAATTTTTGAGAACTTGTATAATAACTATAAGAACCAGATTTTGTAATATGACCATCACCTTTCATCATACCTTCTAAAAATAATCTAGCTTGTTTTTGACTTAATTTAAAAATCCATTGAGGAAGTTCTTTATTTTTAGCACCAACACTATATTTTATTAAAAATTCACATAAAGTTTTATTATAAATATTAATTTTGTCATTACCATGTAAAGTATAATTTAAATTTAATTTATTAATAATTTCACATATCCATTTTTTTGTATGTGTTTTAGTTTGTGATAATGTAATAACATAATCAATTGTTTCAGTATTTCTATTTTTTCTTAATCTATTAGAAATTCTTGCCCAACCTTCAGCAAACCAAAATCCTAAAAATGATAAAAAATCATTAAAATTATATTCAGTTCCAAAATCTAAATTAATTTTAAAATCTTGATTATTATTTATACAATTCTTTTTATATTTAATATTTTTACCAAATAATTTTTCTGCCTCTATTAATTCATAATTATTTTTTCTTCTTTTTTTAACATACATTTTATGATTTAATGTTGTAACTAAATCAATTTGACTATTTTTAATATGATACATTTTACCAGTATGTCTAAATTTAAATGTTTTATTAATTTTATGATATTCTAAATTATGGTTTTCTGGATTTAATGTTGCAACAACATCATTTTCTGTAAGTTTTGTTATATTTTTCCAACCATTATTTGTTAATACATCATGTTCTGGAGTTAAACACATTTTATCAGCAATTTCCAAAGATCGAGTTGATCTAACTTTAACTTTCGCAATTCTATAACCATCAATATTATGATCTAAATTAACATTATCTACTATACCGTCTTCATTATGTCTTAATTGAATACTAGTATCTTTATATTTCATTTGTTTTTTTACAGTAGATATTTGTTTATTAATAATTGGAGTAATTTTTCCAATAATAACATCGTTGCCTTTTACTATAGTTTCTTTTCGAATTAATCCATTAAAATCTAAATTTTTATATGAACCTTTGCGAATACCAATACATTTATCTCTATCAGGAATACAAAATTTTTCTTGTGCCAATGATGTCATATCTTTTTTTTCTTCACTTTTATATGTTCTATACATTGTAATATTAAATAATCCTCTGTCTATTGATCCTTGATTAACTATAACGCTGTCTTCTTGATTATAACCAGTATGACAAGCAATTGCAATAACTAAATTTTGTCCAGCTGGTAAATCATTTAAACCTAATAAATCACTACTTTTTGTATATACTATTGGTCTTTGAGGATAATGTAAAATATAATTATAAGTATCCATTCGTTTATTAAAATTAGTTAAAGAATAACCAATAGATTGTTTGCCCATGGCTGAATTATGAACGATGAAATTATCACCTGCGATGAATGAATGATTTTCCGATTCTGTAGTAATATCAGAAATCATATTTTTATCTTTTTGTAATTCTATTATCTCAATTGGTACAAATAGATGATTATTTTTTATCTTAACTTTTTCAATAAATTCTTCGATTCTTAATATCCCATAACGTTTTTTATTTTTTGGACATCTTATTTCTCTTTTATTTAAATAACTTCTTCTAAAATCAGAAACAATTCTTGTTTCCATTTTTATAATTTTTCCAATTTCGGAATTTGTTTTACCATTATCAATATATTTTCGAACTTGTGTAATAAATTTTATATGTTTTTGTCGTTTTATTTCTTTATATTTTAAATATTCAATTATTAATCCACTTTCTTGATTTTTATAAAAATCATATGGATAACCAATTATTTCATAAAATTTGATTAAATTTTCTTCTTTTTGAGAAAATCCCAAATGCATAGTCTGTTTTCCATAATTACCTTTGAATTGCCTAATATAATTTACCTCTATTTCGAATTCTTGTAACATATTACTTACCTGTTCTAAAAATTCTTTAAGAGAATTAATATGTTCTGGAGTTTTTGACATTGAAATAGTATTCAATGTATAATTATATGTTCCGTTTTTTAATCGATTATATCTTATTTTAGATCCATCTCCACTAAAAAGTCCTGATAAAAAACCCTTTTTAATATTTTTACTACCTGTTAAAATCCATTTAGGTATGGTTGATGCTTGAGTTGTTTTTTCCCCATATGTTGCCCCTAGTGTTATTAATAACATAGGAAATACACCATTATATGTCACGTCAAAAGTATGATATTTAGTACCATTACAAAAACGAGTTCCTTCCAAAATTTTTCTTTTACCAAAACCCAAATAATCAATATCATTAACTATTTTTAAAACACTATCATACTTACCACAACAAAAACTTGCTTGGCCTGATGATTTTTTATATACATTCAAACAACCATCTGATAAAATGAAACCAATTAATTTTGATAATAATTCAGTCTTAAAATCGTTAATTTTCACGTTAAAATAATCTAGTTCTTTTAATTTCAATACATATTTTTCTACTTGTCTTTTAGATAAATTAAATTTATAACAAGTATTTTTAAATTTTTCTTCATTTAAAATAAAAATATCATCTTTCTTTTTAATATTATTTTCCAAAGTTTTTTGTTCTAATGATATACCAAGTAATGTATTTTTATCAAATTCTTTAACCATTTTCCATCCACTTGATGTCATAAATTTATGATCTTCCGTTGCTGTAATTTCTCTGCCAGATATTGTTCTAATTTTATATATTTTCTTTTCTGTTTTTCTTACATATTGATTAATTACTTTTGTTCGTTCATAATTTAAGGTGATTGGATTGAATGACATCACTTCTTCGCCAATTTTAATATTTTTTATAGATTTTCTAGTTCCGTCAGCCATTAAAACTGGTTCATTCGGATCTAAACATTGATAAGTATTTCTAGGAGATTGATTGTGATCAGGAAAAGGAATTAATGAAGCACATACACCAAGAATAAGACTTGGATGAATTTCACAATGAGTATATTTAATAAATTTATTATTTAAATTTTTAATATTTTCACATATCATTTTATTATCAATTTCATCTAAATCAATATATTCAATAATGTTTTCTTTAATTAAATCTTCAAAAATATAATTATTATTTTTAATACGATTAAAAAAATCTTTAGTTAAATTAACTTTATTATTTTTAATAACAAAAAAAGGTCGTAAAACTCTGCCTTCTTCAGTATTAATTTTAATTTTATTAAAATTATAATCAAAAATAATAGAAATAGTATATTGAATATAATTGAGTTTTTTTAATTTTATTAAATTATTATAAACATTGATGCCATCATTAGTATAAAAAAGAAGACATCCATCAATAAAAATTTTTGTTTGAGTATTTTTAATATCATTAATATTATCAATATCATTAATTTTTATACATTTAAATTTTTTAATATAATTTAACAATGGTCTTTTATCAATATTTGTACTAATAATTGTACTTAATGATAAATTTTTAACTAAACCAATAGCATGTCCTTCGGGAGATTCTGCGGCACAAATATAACCGAATTGCGAACAATGTAATTTTCTAGGTAATAACATTTTGCCTTTTTTACCAACGGGAGCATTGAGTCTTCTTACATGAGAAATAGTAGCGCTATATGTTAAACGATTAAGAACTTGTGCGACTCCAATTTTTTTATTTTCATAACCAACTTTGGAATTCCAATTACCTGTTGCCAAAGCATATTTTAAACCATTTTCAATAATATTAACTTTAATAAATTTTTCAACGCCGATAATTAAATTACTATTAATTTCTTTTTGTATAGATAATTTTAAAGATTTTATAGAATTTTTATATAATTTTCTAAATAATTGTGCAAATAAAATACCAGAAGTTTCAATTCTTTTATTTTTAAAATGATCTCTATCAGTAGTTTTTCTTTTTTTTAAAAGAATATCTAATAATTGTTTAGTCATATAACCTAAATAAAAAATCTTTTCTTTTTTTGTTTTACACATATTTAAAACTTTTTCATCAATAATTGATTCTACACTAATCGTTTTATTAATTAAGAATTTTTTAATATATTGTTCTAAATTTTTATAATTTTCAATATTTTCATAATAATGAATGAAAGAAGGTTTTAGTAATTGTAAATAATTTTCTTTATCTTTTAAATTATCAACATCATGTAAAATATATTTAATAATATCATGATCTTTTTCAACACCTAAATATTTAAATAAAATAATTAAAGGTATATCTGTTTTTAAATTATTAAAAGATGTATAGAACAAACATTTACCATTTAAATTTTCTTTACCTAAAAATTTAATTCTAAAAACATTAGCCATTTTAGACATACTATCATTGCAACGAATTTCACTAATATAAGAATATTTATTATCTTTTAATTTAAAATTAAAAATTTTATTATCACATAATCTTTCTTGTGAAATTAAAATTTTATCGTTACCATTAATAATAAAATAAGAACCAATATCATATTCACATTCATTTTCATCAATTTTATAATTTTCTTGATTTAATAAACAATATTGAGATTTAATCATTAAAGGTATATTACCAAATAAAATATGATCTTCTTTAGTTTTATTAAAATCTATAATATTATCATTTTCAATATATTTTGATTTAATTAAAATATCAATATATAAAGGTACTGAATAAGTCAATTGTTTATTTCTAGCCTCATGGGGATATAAAATATTTTTTCTACCATCTTTATCATTATATAAAGGGGTGCCATATCTAGCATTAGAAAAAGTTATTTCATATTCATAAAATTTTTTTTCATCTTTTTTATTTTTTTTAATAATAATTAATGGATTTAATTCTTTGATTATAGCATTGATTTGATAATTTAAAAAATAATTATATGAATCAATATGATGTTTAATTAAATATTTATTATTATTAGTATGAATTATTTTTTTAATAATATTCCAAATATCAGTATAAGTTAAATTCATTAGTATATTTTTATTAAAATATATTCAATTTTAATAAAATTATAATATTAAATGGATTATAATAATATTTAACTCATCTGATAATTCTTTAACTAAAGAATCATTTTTATAGTTTTCATTATATATTATTTTTTTAATTCCAGCACTAATTAAAGATTTAAAACAATTTAAACATGGATAATGAGTAATATAAGCAGTTGCATTATTAGTAGAAATATTTCTTTTTGCACAATCAATAATACTATTTACCTCTGCATGAACGGTCATTTGTTCATGATTATTTCGAATAACACTACGATGTTTAGTATTTGGCAAATGTCCATTATAACCACTACTAATTATTCTATTATTTTGAACTAAAATGCAACCTACATGTAAACGATGACAAGATGATCTTTTAGAAACTAATAAGGCTATAGCCATAAAATATTCATCCCATTCTAATCTTTTATCTAATTGAATAATATTTTGTTTTAATTGTTCCATAAGTTTATAATAAAAAATAAAATTAAATTTTAAAATTTTTTTTATAATAAATTAATATATTATGATGAAAAAGAAATGTTATATTTGTAAAAAAAAAATTAAATCAATTATTCCTTGTGAATGTAAATGTAAATTATTATTTTGTCGATTACATATGGATCCAGTTAAACATAATTGTACTTTTGATTATAAAGAAGAATATAAAAAAATATTAATTAAAAATAATCCAACAGTTTCCCACGAAAAATTCGTTAAATTATAACCAGTTAGCTTTGTTGATATTTGTTTTAATAATATCTATTTTTTTATCATTAAGTTTATGATTTATAGAACCAAAATCATTCTTTAAATATAAAATATTATTTGAAATTTTTATTTTTAATTTATTGGTCCATTCTTTTTCAAGAATTAATCCTCTTTTAGTAGATTCAAAAATATATTTACTTTTCCAACTACCAAATTTTCCATTAACCAAAAGATTAATTTTAATTTCATCTGTATTATCAATATTAGTTAAAATAATATGAAGACCTTTTTTACCTCTATTTTCGACCAAAGGATAAGTTAATATTAATTCTTCATCCGGTTCAATTATTTTTAAATTATTATTAATAGATTTTTGTTTTATTTTTTCTTTTTTTTCTACAATTTCTTTCATTTTAACCTTTTGTTCTTCTGCGATAAGATCTTCTTTTTTTTCAAATTTAGTACTAAATGATTTTAAATTATCAATTAAACTATCAAAAGTATTTAATTTTTTTTGTTTTTCTTCTTCTTTTAAGTCTTTACCAAAAATAATTTCTTTAATTTCATCGAGATTTTCATTGATTTTTTCAATGATTTCTTCTGTCATATCTTCAATATAATCTTTAATTTTTTCAATTACTGTTTCTTTAATATGTTGAATATCTTCTTTTAAATTATCTTTGACATTTATTTTTTTTCTAAATAAAATTAAATCTTTTAATTCTGTAGCATTTTCTGTTATTTTTTCAATTACTAAATCTTTTACATCATTACTATGTTTTAATGCATCTTCTTTAGTTATTTTTTCTAAATATTTTGCATCTTCTTCTACTTTATTTTGTTGTTGTGATGATTTATTTTGAATATCTTCAGTTAATTCTTGTAATTTTTCAATTAAATTATCTGTTTTTGTATCCTTTATTTTTTCAAAAAATTTAAATTTATCTTTTTTTTCATTAATTTCTTGTGGAACATAAATAACTTCTTTATTAATTTCAATAGAATAATCTGTTTTATCAGATTTTAAAGGTTGTTTATTTTTATTTTTATTTCGTCGCTCTTTTTTAAATTTATTTCTATTATTTCGCGATGGCATTATGTATTATATTATATACATATATAACTTTTTTTAATTTATTTTAATTTAAATTTAAAATAAAAATATATAAATAAATTATATATATTTATTATGTCTTTTGCTTTTTTATCTGATGTATATAATGATAATAAAGATGATAATGATTATGGATTAATCGTTAATAATATTTTAAATGTTGATAAAGAACCTGGTTTGAAAAAAGAATTTACCAGATTTAATCCAGTAGATGATCAATCGAATGAATTAAATTATAGTAATTTAGATGATATGAGTAAATTAATAGAAAAAAAATATAATGAAAAAAAAGAAAATGAAGGGCAAAAAAAAAATGAAGGGCAAAAAGAAAATTTTGAAAATGAAATTAAACAATGTGAAAATTTTTTAGAACATCTTGAAAAATGTTCTCGATGTAGACAATTCTTAATTAAAAAATTTAAATTAGATAAAAATCCCGAAGATATGAAAAGAGAACAATATCTTGATTTAGCAATTTTTACATTATCTGGTGTTTTTATTTTATTTTTATTAGATATAGTCTTAAATTTTGGAAAAAGTCTTAATAAAAAATAAAATTGATATAATTGATGTTTTAAAATGTTTTATTTATATTCTTATTTCTTAATATTTTGCATTATATTAAATTTAATATATATTTATTTTTTTGAAGAAATATGGACAAATAAAATTAAAAATAATATTAAAAAAAATATTATTTTATTTCTTAAAATTATTTTCAATCTTATTGTTATTACTTTTTTCTTATTAGGCAATGATATTAATCAAATAAATTTATTAGTTATTGGTTTCAATCTTTTAGATGTTTTTTTTGTTTTTTTCAACTTACTTTTTTTATATAAAAATATTAATAATAAAATTAATATAGATGAAAATAAAAAAATTAATATTATTTCTTTAATTCCTTGTTATAATGAAAAAGTTAAATTTGTTAAAAAAAATATTGATTTTTTGACTAATCAAACTAAAACGGATAATATTATTATAGATATTTTAATTATATGTGATGGATTGATAGAAAGAAATAATACAACTTTATTTTTTGATTTATGTAAAGAATTAAATATAGATGATGAAGATTTTTATAAAGAAATAAAATATAATGTATGGAATCGAGATTATAATAATAAATTAATTATTTTCAAAGGTATTTATAATAATACTAATATTTTTTTATCTTATAAAAAAAAAAATTGTGGGAAAAAAGATAGTTTAATTATTGGTGAAGAATTTATTAATACTTTAAATTATAATTATATTTATCATACTGATGCAGATACTATCTCTGATAAAAATTGCATTATTAATTTATTAAATACTTTAGAAAATAATGAAAAAATTATTGCAGTTTCTGGTATTTTAAAAATATTTTATAACTGGGACTATAATAAAAAATTTTTAAATAATTCTTTAAAATATATTTTCTCTTTAATGCAAGAATATCAATATTTTTATTCTATTGTAGTAAGAAGACTTTTTTATAGTAATTTAGGACAAACATTATGTTTACCTGGTTGTTGTAATTTAGTTAGAATTAATGAAAAAAGTATTAAAGCAATTGAATATTATAAAGAATTTCCTGATACTAATAATTATATTGAATTTATTACTTCTATGCAAGGAACTGATAAAAAATACACATCATTTTTATTGTATCAAGGATGCCAAATTATTACAAATTTTAAATCATATGTATATACAGAACCACCAAAAACTCATTCAAAATTTGTAAATCAGAGAAGAAGATGGACATCTAATACTTTTTTTAATGGTTTAAAAATTTTAAAATATAAAAAAATCAATTGGTTTATTCGGTTAATTTCATTTATACAAGTTTTTAAATTATATTTAACTATCACTAAAATTTTTATAACTTTGTTTTATTTTTATAAAATACTTTATGTTTTACGCGAAGATTATTTTTTAAATCTTTTTAATATACCTGTTAATTTATACTTAATATTTTTCATTCTTATATTAATTCCTGTTATATATACTCATATTATTGGTTTTATTTTCATTAAAAAATATTATATAACTTTTTGTAGTTTTTTAATTAATATTTTATTTTTATGGATGTCATTAATCTATCAATATATTATTATGAAAATGTTTGTTACTACTACTAATTTTAGTTGGAATAAAAATATTAAAAAAAATGTTTCTGATGAAATACAATGCGATGATGTTTCTTGTGAAAATGTAGAAATAGTTATCATAGAATAAAATAAAATTTATCAAAGTTATTAAATAAATGATTCCATTTATTTTAATAACATTTTCAGAATTTAAAAATTTGTTTAGAAATAAAAATATATATTTCTATTTAAAATTCTTTTTAGGAAATGCTTTTATATTTAGTTTAACTTACATTTCAATTAGACATTATTATTTAAATTATTTTTTCAAATTTATTTTAAATTTCATTCATATTTATTATTTTTCTTCCTTTCTTTTTTTATTTTTTCTTTATAAGATTATAAAAATTTTTATTATTATTCATAATTATAATATTATTGAACATAATCAAAATTTTGAAGGTAAAGATTCTATATGTATTATAATACCCACGCATTCTCCTGATATTTTTATTGAAGAAACTATTATAAAGTTATTAAAAGTATTTAATAAAAATCAAATATATATAATCGAAAATGGGGAAAGTATTTTAGAATATAATTTAAAAGATAATATTCAAAAATATAATATTAATTATGAATTTATTTCAAATAAATCTAAAATGTATGCAATAAATCATAGTTTGGAAAAAATTAAATATAAATATGATTATTGTTTAATAACAGATGATGATACGCATATTAATGAAAATTTTCATATTGATTTAAATATATTTAATAATTATTCTGGTATTGGATTTTCTGTAAGAACAATGAATAAGAATATAATTCAAAAATTAATATCATTAGAATATTTATCCCATTTTTTTTATAAATCTTTATCTTATAAAGTTGAATATTTAAATGGTTGTTGTTCTTTATGGAAAATAAATGATATTTATAATATATTTAAAAAAAGTCCAGTTAATGATTTACTTAAATCTGGCGAAGATTCTATAAATGGAATTTTAATTAATTATTGTGATTTAAAAATAAAACATGATTTTCATAATTTTTTTACTACAAATGTTCCAGAATTTTTATTTTATGAAAAATTAAAAACAAGAGGATTTAATTCTTCATCTTTTTATTATCAAAGAAATTTTAGATGGTATAGAAATGGTTTTTTAAAAATGATAATTAAGTTATTTTTATTAAAAAATAATCAAACATTTTCTTATTATTTTAATAAGATTTTTTCTTTTATAATTATTTTTTTCATTTTAATTATATATTCACAATTAATAATTTTAATAAAGGTTTTTTATAATTATATTTTTATTTTTTTAATTTTTATTTTTATTTTCATTATTATTAATAATTTTTTTTTATATATAAAATTTAAGAATACAGAAAATCATTTTAATCTTTTTATTATATTTTTTTATCCTTTTTTTATTGTTTTTATTTCATTATTAAAGTTTTTATCTGTTTTAGCTTGTATTTCATATTATTTCCCTTTATATTTTAATTTTACTTTAATAAAACGATTTTATGAAATAAGACGGGGTAATATAAAACAAAATATTATTGAAGAAAATAACAATGAAATAATTTTAGAAGAAATTGAATGTGATAAAGTTGAAATAGTTATTATTGAATAAAATAAATTAAAATTGAGTTATGAAAAAAACTAAAATGAATAAAAATATTCATATTGGTTTTATGGGTTTTGGTGAAATTGGTTCGTCTTTATATAAAGTTTATAAAGATGCTAATTATACTAATTTAATTAAATATGATCCTTATCAAAATTTAAATGATTGTTTATGTAAATGCAAAATTGTTAATGTTTGTATTCCTTTTTTTGGTTTAGAAAATTTTTGCAATGCAATTAAATTACTTAAATTAAAACCAAAAACATATCTTATTATTCAATCTACTATTGGCGTTGGTACTTGTGATCTTATTCAAAAAGAATTAGATCTTATTGTTATTCAATCACCGGTTCGTGGTGTCCATCCGAATTTAAGCGAAGGTATGTTAACTTTTGATAAATATATGGGTATTAGTGAAAAATATTATAATGATAAAAATATCAAAGAATTTATTAAAAATCATTTAATTGATTTAAATATGAAACCTATTATTTGTAAAGCTAAAGAATCAGAATTAGCAAAAGTTGTTTCGACTACTTTATATGGTGTTAATATTGCTGCTGTTAATGATGTTTATTTAATGTGTAAAAAACATAATGTTGATTTCGATATTGTTTTTACTAAATGGCAACAAGGTTATAATGATGGTTATACAAAATTAGGTAAACCAAATGTTTGTAGACCAATTTTAAAACCAATTAAAGAAGATAAAAATGGTAAACAATTAATTGGGGGACATTGTGTAATACCTAACTCTATTATCTTAAAAAATATGGGTGAAAAAACAATAGCGGATTTTGTATTAAGATATGCTGATGAAACAAATATGAAACATATTACGGGAGCAAAACATTAAAAAATAAAAATATAAAATTTATTCTATATTTTTATTATTATAAATTAAATTATGTGTGGTATTTTTGGTTATTTAGGTAAAAAACAAAGAATAATTAAAAAAGCAATAAAATCTTTAAAAATATTAAGATCACGAGGATATGATTCGGCAGGAGTTGGTTTTATTTCTCATAATAAAATAATAACAAATAAATCAATAGATTTAAATTTAGAATTATTAGAAAATGCAAAAAATAAAAATTATCAATCTTATTCTGTTATTTCTCATACAAGATGGGCAACAAATGGTAAAATTTCAATTGAAAATACACATCCTTTTGTAAGTACAAATGGGAAATTTGCTTTAGTTCATAATGGAATTATTAATAATTCTGAACTATTAAAAAAAAAATTATTAATACATAAAAAATTTAAATCAGAAACTGATAGTGAAGTTATTGTTAATTTAATTGAATTTAATTATGAAAAATATAAAGATATTAAAACTTTTAAACAAATATTAAGAATGACTTTTTCACAATTAGAAGGTTTTTGGGGCGTATTATTAATTAAATTAGATGAACCATTAAATTTATATGTTACAAGAAAAGAAATACCATTAGTTGTAGGATTTAATAAATCAGCATATTATGCATCATCAGATTATAATACATTTTCAGAATATGTTGAAAAATATTTTGAATTAAAAAATAATGATATTTTATGTTTATCTTATGATCCAATTAATAATAATATTAATTATGAAGATACAAAAGATTATAAATTAACTTATATTAATCATGATGAAATTCTTTCTGAAACACCACATCCATATAAATATTGGTTAGAAAAAGAAATAAAAGAACAAGATAAAGAAATATTAAATATGTTTAAGAAAAATCGAATGACTCTTAATAAAAATAATATTATATTTCCAAAAATTGATTTGGAGTTACAAAAAAATTTAAATAACTTTTTATATAATAAAATTATTTTATTGGGTTCAGGTACATCTTATCATGCTTGTTTATTAGGAGAAATTTATTTAAAAAAAATGACTAAATATGAAATATCTTCGTTTAATACATCAGATTTCCTCGATTATGATATACCAAATTCAAAAACATTATTTATAATTGTTTCACAATCTGGAGAAACAAAAGATTTATTAGATATAATTAAAAAAATAAAAAAGAAAAAATTTTCAGAAAATTTATATAAATTTATTTCTATTACAAATTCATATAATTCATTAATACCAAGAAATTCTGATTTTAATTTATATTTAAAAATTTCTAAAGAAGTTAGTGTTGCATCAACTAAAACATTTGTTTGTTCATCAATAATGTTATTTATTTTATCATTAAAATTATCATCAAAATATATAATTAATTTAGATTGTATTTATGAAATATCTGATAATTTTAATAAAATGATTCATGATTCTAAATTACTTTTAAATTTAGAAAATATATTAAAAAAAATATATAAAAAAAATATCATTTTTCTATCAAGTAATAAAAATAATAACCCAATTGCGTTAGAATCTAATTTAAAATTTCGTGAAATTTGTTATACATTTAGTTTATCAAGTTCAGCTAAAAACTTAAAGCATGGACCACTCGCTTTGGTAGACAATAATTGTTATATTTTTCATTTTATTAATAATGAATTTGATTATAAATATGCTCAATCAGTAATGAATGAAATAAAATCTCGCAATGGTAATAATATTTTAATTACTACATATAAAAAATATGATCCAGAATTATTCTCTGATATTATCGAAATAGATACAAATTCTATGATTATTAATAATTTATTATTAATATATCCAATGCAATTATTAACTTATTTATATGGTAAAAAATCTGGCAATACAATTGATACACCAAAAAATCTTGCTAAAACAGTAACAGTATAATTTATTTAAAAAAAAAATATAATAATATAATATATTATTATGTTTTTATTAAACTTAAAAAATAAAAAGCCTTTATTTTATACAATTTTTATTTATTTATTTATTAATATTTTTTTACATTTTTTAAAACCGAATTTTTGTTATAATAATGAGAAAAAATTAAAATGGGGCGTTGGTGATAATAAAACTTTATTTCCTTCTTTATTATTTTCATTAATATTTAGTATTTTTATTTATTTAATTTTTAATTTAATTTTTATTTGAATTTAAGGAAATATCATAAAAATATATAATAAAAAAAAAAAATGATTTAAGGATATATTTATATATAAATATATAAAAAAAATGATGTCTGTACAAGAACCAACAAATTATAATAAAATGTCTTTAAAACAATTAAAAACTTTATTAAAATCAATGAAAGTCAAAGGTGTATCAAGATTAAATAAAAAACAAATGATATCTTTATTAAATCAAAGAGAAACGGAACAAAAAACAACTGAAGAACCAGTAAAAGAATCAACGGCTGTAAAAAAAACAAAAAAAAAGAAATCAACTAAAAAATTAAAAGGAAAAAAAACAACTAAAAAATCTAAACCCGTAAAAGAACCAACTCCTGAACCCGTAAAAGAACCAACTCCTGAACCAGTAAAAGAATCAACTCTTGAACCAGTAAAAGAACAAAAACCAGTTGAAAAAATGTCATTAACTGAATTGAAAAATATTTGTCGTGAAAATAAAATTAAAGGATTTTCTAAAATGAAAAAAAACGTGATTGTTGCTTTATTAACACCATTATTTTTTGCTGAACCGAAAGAAGAAAAAGAATATGTACATTTAGTATTTGCTGAAAACGATGATATTGCTGAATCAAGAGATTATTTAAATACAATGACTTTAAAAACTTTAAGAGCATTATCTAAAAAATATAAATTAAAAAAATATTCTAAATTAAATCGCAAAGATATCATTTCTTTAATTGAAAATAGAACATTGGTGACAGCAGATGATAAAATCAGAATGAAATTAAAAAAATATGATTTAAAAAAATTAAAAAGTATTTGTAAAACAATTAAATTTAAAGGATATTCTAAATTAAATAAAAAAAATATCATTAATGGTATTATGTCTATGAATAAATAAATTTAATTTTAAAATTTATTTAATACATATATACTAATTTATAATTATGAAAGTCATTAATAATAATATTGAATTAAGTGTAAAAATTCAAGAATTTATTGATTTTCTCCAATTCTCTTTTAAATTTAAATCAAAAAAACAAGTATTATTTACTTTAATAAATGAAAAAAAAGAACATTTATATGATATATTAATTGATATAAATACAAATGAAAATAATATGATTATTATTGACGAAAAAATTATTTGTGAAAGTTATGATACATACATTATTATTACTGAAAAATTATTATTAGAATTATATTGTCAAGGAGCATCTATTTATAAAATATTTAAAAAATATATGAATGGTGATTTTAAAACAAAAAAATTTAATTATAAAAACTTTAATAGTTTTTTATCTAATTTTAATTTTTCCGAAGAATATTGGAATAATTTTTATATTCTCAAACATAATTTAAATAGTAAAATTGATTAATAAAAAATAATAAAATAAAAATGTTTTTTTTATTTTATTCTTCGGCTTTTTACTATTTTAATATTTATTTAAAAAAAACTTCTTTGCAAGATATTATTGATTTTTCTAATCGAGATTTTGACAAATTAGTTAATTATATAAATAGTTGTATTCATGCTAATACTATTTGTTTTTTATCTTTTCTTTTTTTATTAAATATTATTGATTTTTCTTTATGGATTCATTGTTTAGATATAATTAGAGGTTATATCTTTTATGATACTATTAATATTTTATATAATAATCCTTGTGATTATCAAATGTTAATACATCATTTATTATTTTTTGTTGGTTCATATAATAATTATATTTTGAAATATCCATATCAAATGGCTATTGGTTTATTATCAGAAATATCAAATCAATTTTTATATTTTGGTTGGTTTTTAATTAAAAATAATTTACATAATACTAAATTATTTCAAATAAATGCTATTATTTTATTAATTTTATTTCTTATTTTTCGTGTTTTTAATTTTAGTTATATGTCTTTTTTTATTTTACAACATTGTAGTACTTTTGAAAATTTAATGTTTTTACCAATTACATTATTAAATTTTTATTGGTTTTCTTTATTATTTAAAAAATTCTTTAATTAAATTTTTTTTTATAATTACAATATATAAAATGTTTGTAGTGCTATTCCACCACATTCATCTAAAAATGACTGTGATAGATTGATAAGTCATGATATAATTTATGGTTATAGTAAACCTTTTGAATTTGTAACTAATTATAAATTTAAAAAATATTGGTTGTTATTTTGGTTGTTCTCAAAAGTATATTAATATAATTATTCTTATACTAATAATTTATAAAATTAAATAAATATTTTATATTATATTATTATATAAAAAAAAATGACATATTATAATGTCCAAGATTCTATGTATATCACAACTAGTGATTCTAATATCGGTATTGGCATTACAAATCCATCTTATAAATTAGACGTGAGTGGTACTGGTAGATTTACTGGTAATATTACTGGTGATCTTGTTGGAGATGTCACTGGTAATGCTGATACTTCAACTAAAATAGCTAGTATTACTAATAGTAATATTGTTCAATTAACTGATAGTCAAACATTAACTAATAAGACATTAACTGCTCCTGTTTTAACTACACCAGCATTAGGAACTCCGGCTTCTGGTATATTAACAAATTGCACATTTCCCACATTCAATCAAGATACAACTGGTAATGCCACAACAGCAACAACAGCAGGTACAGTTACAACAGCGGCTCAATCTGCCATTACTTCTGTTGGAACTTTAACAAGTTTAACTTGTAGTGGTGATTTAGTAGTAGATACAAATAAATTTGTTGTTGATCAATCAACTGGCAAAGTTGGTATTGGTGATTCAACACCATCTTATAAATTAGATGTTGCTGGTGATATTAATTTAACTGGTGATTTAAGAGTTAATGGTGTTGCTCAAAGTTTCGGCGGAGGCGGTTCATCTATATGGACTGAAGCAAATAGTGAAGCATATTATGCTGGTAATGTTGGCATTGGCGATAATACACCATCTTATAAATTAGATGTTAATGGAACTGGTAGATTTACTGGTATTTTGAATTGTGATAGTAACGTAATGATGAGTGGTTTCATTGGAAGAGATGCCCACGAAACAGGATTTTTATGTGGAGGTTATAATAATCTTTCTGGTGGTGTATCTGAGACCAGTCCAATATATTGTATGGGTAGTTATTTTACTCCCAACGAAACTACTTTGGGAGATATGTATGGTATTGGATATTGTAAGGGAGAGAGTGCTTCTTTTATTACAGGAACTGGCAGTGGTTTTGGTATGTATGTAGCCTCTGATGGAGATGCGAGAATATTTTTAGGGGCAGGTTCAACTTCAAAGGGCTATATAAATACTTCTGGTAATTTCGGTTTTGGTACTGATAGTCCAGCATATAAATTAGATGTCCAAGGTACTGGTAGATTTACTGGT